AGCATCAAGAGAAGCTTGTCGGTCTGCTCCTCCCAGTCGATCATCTTGTACAGGAGCTGCCACGTCATGTGCTGGCCGATGCGGTCAGCCCTCTCGCGCTTCTCACCATTCGGATCAGGACCGAGCACGCGGCCTTTGACGAGGTTCGAGCCGTCAACAATCGCAGGGTATGCGCGCGCCTGGAACTGGATCGACGCGACGGTCAGCAGCGGATACTTGATGTTCGACGCGCCGGGCCATGGAGTGTTCTTGACCTTGCGCACCTGCAGCGCGATGCGAATCCAGCGGGCGTAGCGGTCAAGCCAGCCTTCGTCCTGACCATCCTCTGTGCCGCTGGTCAGCGTCGCATAGTCGATCTCGAAATCGCGAATGACCTTCTGGCCGATGCTTGAGACCTCGTTCTTGTCCAGCAGCGTGACGAGGTTGTCGCCTGAGAGGATATCGGCGAGCGTGAGCTTGGTTTCGGTCACCTCGTCGTCGGTGCCGTCGTCCAGTTCGTCGAGGGCTGGTGCTGTGGCCATCATGCCACCCGCTTGTAGATGGTGCAGCGGGGCGACATGCCGATCTTACCTTGTGGGCACACCAAGCCGCAGTCGCAATCGCAGGAGACTTCTTCGTACGGGATTTGAGCAACTGCGGCTGCTAGAGCCTCAGCAATCGCCTTGGCCTGCGATGGGCGCAGCAGCGATGCGCGGCCTGACCCGTTGAAGTTCTGTGTCAGCATCACGCGCTCATCACGAACGCAGACGCTGATATCGTAATCCCCCTCTCGGGTTGAATCGAGCCTGATGCGAGTAACGTCTTCCATCATCAATACCCCGTGATTCCGCGATCAGGCTGGCGCCAGTCGTCGTTCTCGTCCTCGTAGAAGCTCGGCAGCACCGGCACGGCGAAGGTGAGAGCGAGCCCGTCCCCATCGTCAGGAGACGCAAGGCCGCGCGCCTTCATGTGCTCCTTGCTTTCGAGCACGACCTCATCAAGCGCATTGAAGCCGTACTCGACGCCCACAAGATCGGCCTCAAGGAGATCATCGTCAGGAATGGCGCCGCCAGGTAACCACTCGCGCGTAATTGCCCATATCTCGGCACGCCGGTTCTGGACTTTGATCCCCTCGCCTAGCCTGACATGGCCAAGCGGCTTGCCGCCGAATTGGACTTCCGCGACAGGCAGGCCCATCTGGACGCATCGATCAACCACACCAGCCCCGATGCCGCCGCCGTCGATGCAAATCATGTCGGCGTTATGGATTCTGTGCTGCTCAGCCACGCGTGCCGATAGCTGCATCGTGTCCAAGCCATGGAAGCGCAGAGGCGGGATTGAGCGCGCATCCCGGCCGCGCCTGAAATAGATGGTGCTGTTGTCATCCCCGAAACGGGCAACATCAACGCCCATCACAAGGGGCTCCGTGCGCTCCACCACGACCTGCCGCTTACGCGCCTCAGTTACATGCGCCGATGAAATGAACTGCATCGATGACGTGGCCGGGAACATGCCCCGAACGCGAACCTTCACGATATCGCTGTCTTCGCCGTATGTGGCGACCAGCTCATCGAGATACGCCTTGTTAACGCCCTCGACGGTGCGCGAGTCGATCTGCTCGGTCTTCCATAGGTGGCGATGTTTTCCAAAGCACTCGCGGAATGCGCCTGTGTTCTGCGTCGGGTTGCCGAAGGCGAGGAAGATGATCTCCGTGCCCTCGTCCGTCAGGGCGCCGAGGATGACTTCCCACACCTTGGGTGCGATGCGGCTGGCTTCGTCCAGAACGACGATGATCCGCTTGCCTTGGTTGTGAAGGCCGGCGAACGCCTCCGTGTTGTTCTCGGACCATGTGACGAGATCAGCACGCCAGCTATCCGTGTGGCCTGGCACCGTCGAGGCAAGCTTGGTGGCCGATGACTTGAACCAGTCCTTCGTGATGGACAGGTTGTGCCACTTCATGATCTCGGGGCTGGTTTTCGTGAGAAGCTGGTTTTCGGTGTTCGCCGTGATGACGATGCGGCAATCGTCGCAGGTATCGAGGCCCCACTTCACCAACATGGCGATCAGGGCGGATTTGCCGATGCCGTGGCCGGATGCCCGCGCGAGGCGTAGTGGCGTGTGGCGCGTCTCCGGGTTCTCCAGATGCTCGCGGATATCCTCCATCACGTCGATTTGCCATTGGCGCGGGCCTTCGACGCCAGCGAGGACGCCAGAGCCCCACGGATAGGCATACATCGCGTGACCGAGCGGATCGTACGTGAAGCTCGCTATGTCGTTGGCGAGATCAAGGAGGGGGCTGGGCTTAGTGGCCACTGATTGGCTCGAACGTATCTGGGAAGCCGTGGCGCCCACGTGCTACCGGCTTGTCGTCGACATAGGTCACGACAGGTTCGCCGAACTTAGGACGATAGAACCCGTGGCGCCCGCTTACTTGCGGGCACCTAGCGAGCGCGGGAGGCCAGTGCATAACCTTAGGGGCGCCGCAGTGCTCGCAACTAGCACTCATTCCGCGATCCCCGCCACCCGAGCTCGGCGCTCAGCGATGATCGCGGCGAGATCCCCGCTCGCGCTCAGCTCAACATCGTGCTTGTCGCGCCAATCGTCCTTGCGGCGGTTCTTCAGCCAGAAGATTGCTGCTGTGGTGTCGCCGCTCAGCGCTTTGCGGTATAGCGAGTGCTCGATTGCGTCGTCAGCCTCGCCCTTCCATGCCTTTAAGGCGTCCGAAAATTCAGGATGACGGGCTTTCCATAGTGCCAGGGTGGAACGGGATACATCGAGGCCAGCTGCGATCTCTTCGTCTGTCTCGCCCTTCAGTGCGCGCTCTCGCACGTCATCCAAAAGCGATTCATCGTATTTCGAAGGCCTCCCTACCGCCACGTCCCGAGCACTCCTGTCTAAAGCTCGGGTGGCCATTTATGGCATTTTGGGGGGCGCTTATAGTTAGCTTAAATCACTTGCTTATGTGAAACTCCGCGACGGATGTTGCAGATGCATGCCTGCGTCACACCAAGCCGGCGAGCGATGATGAAATTGCGTTCCGACGACGCACGGATCTCGCGAACAGTTTCAGGTGGAAGGCAGTTAGGGCCATGGATGCGCCGCTCAACATGCTCCTGCATATTTTCATCATGCGTCCCCCAGCGCAGATGCTCGGGCCTGACGCATGGCGGGTGATCGCAGGAATGCAGTCCCTCAACATCGGCGCTCGGCCTTGGCCTGTTATCGATCGCCATTGCAACATGGGATGGACGCATGCTGCGGCGAGATACGTCAAATCCTTTGGGATACGACGGCTTGCCGCCTGCTTTCGGCAACAATCCACCAGTCCAGCACCAGCAATCGCCGTTGGGCCCCTGCCCTGGTGATTTATCGACCTTCGCCCAAAAACGGGCTTCAATTTCCGGGGTGATTGTGGGAGACATAATCGCAGCCATGGCGCGGTTCCTTCGCGTGTTGGTTAGGCCGGACGGGGTGCTTGAGACACCCTGTTTGGCCGTCTGAACAATAGCAGAATCAGGCGCCAACACCAAGGCGAATCCGCCTAACACGGCCCTTGCCGACGCGAGACAGCGCGCCGTCGCGTTCAAGCCTAGCCACGATCCGCGAGACCTCCTGCCGAGACCTTATCCCGAGATGGTCGCAGATCATGCCATAGGATGGAGCTACCCCCTCAGAGCGCAGCGTCTCTCGGGCATACAGCAACACTTGGTTGCTACGGAACGCCGGCCTGCCTCGGTTATTCATGGGGTGCTCCTTGGGGTGAATCTTTAGCCATTTCAGCGTGATAGAACTGGATAAGCGCGCGAGCGGCCTGCTGCTTGATGAAGTCCTCGGATCGGAACTTGTCGGGGAAATTATGTCGCTCTCCGGCAGCGCCGATGACCCAGATGTTTGAGTGATCGAACTCCACCGTCTTCCACTGCTTCAGCTCGTCAAGGAACACGAAGGCGGCGGTATTAAGCTGGTCGTTCGTCATCTCTCCCCCCTTGGTATTCAGGGTGGTGGGTCATGCGGGAGTGCCGGCGTTTGGCAGACCATTCTCAGCGTCGATCGCGTCGAGGATTTCAGGCGCGACACCGAAAATCTTGATATAATCCTCGCGCGTTGGCTTCCGCCCTGGCGCTCCGGTTGGTCCGCTGACGGGTGCGGGGCGCCATGGATCGCGCGGCGAATTGTGCTTTGCGCCGATCTTGAACTTGGCGATGATCTCGGCCGCTTCTTCCGGAAGGCACTGCGATTCACCGGGCGCCGGCAATGCGCGCTGCATCATCGCTTGATCGTGCAGGCTCGGGCCTCGGTTGCGTTTGCGGGCCTCCAGAGCGGAAGCACATTCGGCGATGATGGCCGGAACGATCTTGCTCGGGTGATCGGCAGTGCGCATCGCGGCGTGCGTCCCGCGCTTCAGCAGATCAACTGGCATGTCGCCGAGCGCGATGTATGCAGCGTGGAGCCATTCGCGCCGCTCGTCGCCCTTGAGACCGACGCCGGCCACCAGCGACAGGCACGGCGTCAACGCTGCGGCAAATTCCGCCTTAGTGGCCGGAGTAAGGTTGGTGTAGTTCGCCGTGGTCTGCGAGGAAATCGCGCGCTGCTCGGGTTGTGAGACCAAGCCCGTCGTTTCCTGCCATGCGGTCGGTTCCTGCTGGTCTTCCATTTCGGCTGTCCCTCATAACTCGGTCGTGCTGATCTCGGATGCGGTTCCACCACGTGCGGTCCCAATCGGTGCGGGCGGCGTCTTTCGACCGGCTCACCCAGTAATCCCGGAAGCCGCCAAGCTCCCGTTCCAGCCGTCCAGGCGGCCACTGAGCGCAAAGCTCTGCGACTTCGGGAGGAAGGGGCTTTGCGGGGGTCCAATCCAGCGAAATGCGGGTGGCTCGCGCCGGCGTCGCACTCACACGGGGTGTAATTAATTTCTTAAGGGGGTCTGGGGGATTTTCTTTATTAAGGGAGGGGGCTGGTTCCGCGCTTTCCGCCGATTCTGCGGAATTCCGCAGATTGCGCTTGCGCTCCCTATCCTTCTCGCGGCGACGCTCGGCCTGTACGTCAACGTCTGGGCGTGCCTCCATTGTCACTGCCGCCATAAGCTCCATGACAAGCGCAGACTGCTCGGGAGCCAAGCCTGAGGCCGCCAGTTCGGCCATGATTGCGCGCGCCTCTCTCACAGCGCCTCCAGAACGCTAGGGCGCCATTCGCAAAGGAGCTTATCGCTCTTGCTGGAATTACACGGCCGGCAGGCGGTCGTGAGATTGCTGCGTTCGTTTGTTCCACCCCGCGCGAGAGGCACGATATGATCGCACGTTAGATCGTCGCCGCTTCCGCAATATTGGCATTCATAGCCATCACGATACAAAATCTCGGCCCTAAGTTGCCGCCACGCAGCGTCTGGCATGT